TTGTGGCGCAGCCTGAGCCGCCGGAGTTACGAAGCGTAAATGTGTTGGGGTGGATAGATCATGACGAAGCGTGGGAGTTGGGTAAGCCATCTAGTTACGCACCGGATACTACACGGAACATTGCGTCTACTCTTTTGAAGAGTGTCGCCTGTTTTGGGGGTGTTATTGGAGGTTCTTTTGAACAGCAAATATGAGTCGTGGTCGAAAACTCGCAGGTTTTCTGCAGCGGTTGAGAAAGTTATTAAGAACGGGTGGACTCAAACTGAGGCCGCTGAGGATTTTGGTGTTTCTAGACAGCACCTGAATAAGCGAGT